AGCGGTTCTGCAGGCTTTTAAATCATTAGTGCCAGGGCTTTTTGCCGCTGATGGAGCTGTGACTAAAGACGCGACTCCGGTCAAGATGGCAGCGAATGGCCTTGCAGTAGCGAGGAACGGAATTGTCCCTTACGCCAAGGGTGGTCTAGTCACTAAACCAACTTTGTTTCAATACAAGCAGGGTGGCGTTGGCAACTACGGCTTGATGGGCGAGGCAGGCACAGAAGCGATCATGCCTTTGCGTCGTGGAGCCAATGGCAGGCTTGGTGTTGAATCTTCTGGTGGTGGCGTTGGTAACGTAGTAGTTAATGTTGATGCGTCTGGATCTAAGGCTCAAGGCGACCAGCCAAATGCCAAAGCTCTTGGCTCTGCGATTGGTGCAGCTGTGCAAGCTGAGCTAATAAAACAACAACGACCTGGAGGACTGTTGAGCTAATGGCTAATTTCCCTAATATTGCTCCTGATTATGGGGCTTCAAAACAAGCACAACCAAACGTTCGATCAATTCAATTTGGATCGGGGTATTCGCAACGAGCAACTTTCGGTATTAATCAGGATCCAAAGGTTTGGAGTTTATCTTGGCAAAATAGAACAGCAACTGACAGCAACACGATTGAAGATTTTTTAGAGGCTCGCAAAGGCGTTGAATCATTTAATTGGTCGCCACCGGACGAGGGGGCTACTTACAAATGGGTTTGTGCAAACTGGACAAAAACAATGCCATATTCAAATTTATTTAATATCACTGCTACTTTCGTTCAAGTATTTGAGGTCTAATGGCTTATCCCTACGAACTACATAAGTGGGAAGCTGAGAGGGTTTACGAGCTTGGCGACGTTGTTCGCGCTAAACCCGCAAAAAACAACACGCTTGGGTTTAAGTGCATTGTTGCTGGAACGACAGCTACTCTTGACACTTATGACGGCTTCCCTAACCAAGAGCCGTCGTTTCCGTTCAAGATTACGCAAAAGCTAAAAGATGGTGAGGTAACTTGGGAAGCATTTGAACCGTTAGCTGAAGAGCTGCTTCGCCTTGCACCAACAGCGGTTATTGATTTGTTTGAGGTTTATCTGACGCCAGCAATGAATGATGGGCCTGAAGTTACTTTGTACTACCACGCAGGTAAGAACGGCTTAACAGAAGACATTAAGTTTAATAGTCAAACATATTCAGCCGTGCCAGTTGAGGTTGATGGGTTTGAGTTTTCAGCAAGGGGAACGCTGCCTAGGCCAACGCTAAAGGTTGCAAACGTAAACAACGCGATTACGCAGTTAATGCTGACGTACAACCCGTTGGGTGCAAAGGTTCAAAGGATTCGTACATTTGCTAAATTTATTGATACGACTAACTTTAATCAGCAAGTGCCTTTTGCGGCTGAGTCAGACGTTGCTGATGCGTTAACAACAGAAGGCAATGATTCGCTAATCATGCAAACATTTAATGACACCTCTGACCCCAACGCAAAAATTGTAGAGACTTGGTATATCGATCGAGTTTCCGGCGAGAATCAACAATTTGTTGAGTTTGAGCTTTCGCCAAAAATTGATTTAATCAATATAAGCCTGCCACGCAGAACGATTGAAGAGTTTTGCCCTTGGGATTACAAAGGTGAAGAGTGTAATTATAAAGACAGCAAATGTTTTACCGTAAACGACGCCAGAATACCGAATGATCAAAAAATTATTGAAAACGGAAAGGTAGTCAACGATATATGTGGCAAGCGTTTGTCAAGCTGTCAAAAAAGGTTTGGCACTGACGTGGATTTGCCTTATGGCGGTTTCTATGGAGCAAGACTTCAGGCTTAACGCGGAAAAACACGCTAAAACTGTTTGCCCCTACGAAGCGTGTGGTTTAGTTGTTGATGGGATTTACTTCCCTTGCCAAAACATTGCACTAGATCCAGCTACAGATTTTGCGATCAATCCTGCTGACTATGCCCGTGCCATGTTTGCTGGCACGATTGAGGCTGTAGTGCATTCGCACCCGCAAGGCACACCAGTCAGCGAGCATGATCGTAAAGCCTGCACGCAGACCAAGATTCCTTGGTACGTTTACTCTGTGCCAGATAATCAATGGTTAACTATCAAGCCTTGTTAGGCCGTCAGTGGGATTACGGCAAGACTGATTGCTACTCCTTGCTTCGCGAGTATTACGGGTTGCTTGGAATTGACTTGCCGGATTTCCCGCGTCCTAAATCGTTGGAGCGTACAGACAGCATATTTTTCAAGCACGCAAAGGCCATTGGTTTTAAGCCGGTACTTTTTGATGAACGGTCTGAGCATGACGTTCTAATCATGCGGCTTGGCACAAGAAATCCAATGCACGCGGCGATTTATGTCGGAAGGGATAAGATCCTGCACCAGCGAATGAACAGCCTGAGTGCTTTAGAGCCCTTAAGCCGTTACTATAGGCAAAGCGTTGCAGCAGTTTTTCGCCATGCAGCTAGTTCTGTTGGCGGGTGAGCTGGGTGAGAAGTACGGCCAGAAGCACGAGTATTACAACCTTCAAACGCCTGCTGATGCAATCAAGCTGCTTTGCATCAACTATCCAGCGTTAAAATCTGAGTTAATGCAGGCGCACAAAAACGGCGTTGGCTACAGAGTGATTCAGGGTGGTGCGGCAATGGGATATGACGAGCTGCAATTGCCGTTTGGCAGTAAGCCATTGCTTGTGGTGCCTGTAATTACAGGTTCTGGCGGCGGGTCTACGACGCAGATTTTGCTTGGTGTTGGATTGGTTGCGCTGGCAGTCTTAAACCCTGCGGTGGGGTTTGGATTAGGCGGTGCTGTGGGATTTGGTGCTGGCGCTGTCGGCACGGCAACTGCTGCAACTTTTGGAGCCAGTCTTGTGGCAGCAGGCGGCACACTTGGAATTGGCTTGATTCTTTCTGGAACGGCAAGCCTTCTTTCGCCCCAGCCAATGCTGCCAAAAGCAAGTCGAATTAGAGGCGAAGGTACAAATGTTCGTGGCAATGGGCCTGATGGTATTACAAGAGGTGCCTCCGGCAATCAGTCTTATGCCTTTACCGGACCTGCTAACACGGTTGGAACGGGCGTCACACTGCCTGTCATCTATGGGCGCGTAATAGCTGGTAGCCATTTGGTTGCAGCAAACTTAGATATAACTGATGACTCTGATCCACTCCAAACAGCAACCCAAGCTTTAGACATTAAAACAATTAAAATTAACGGTGAATTTTTAACTAGAAAATTGAAAGATTGTGGCGGGATAGAAAGTAGAAGAGGCGACTTCTCTCTTAATAGTTCAGATTTAGATCGTAACAAGAAGGTTCGTATTGGTAAAGTTTTTGGCCCAGACGCAAACCAGCCGCTTGAGGCAGAAGCTGAATACAAAAATAACACCTCCCTTAAGTACAAAGCAAGCGGAGATAGGCGAAAAAATATTGATGTCGTTTTTAAAATTGCAAAAGGTTTAGCCGACTTTGTTGCTGGAGACGGGAGCACTAAAATTGATGGGTTTATTACTTATCAAATCACGTTGACAGTTGAAAAAGGCTCTGATACTGAGACTGATGTAGCATCAGCTCGTATAACAGTGCAAGGCTTGACAGACGCAAACCAAGACGTTGTGTATGGGCACAGGCTTGAAGCTCCAAAGCTTGAGGGTCGCGGCGGGGAGAATTTAGATATAAAAGTAGAGATCATTGAGGTTGGCGTTCGCGAAAGAACTACATTTGAATTGGTGGGCTACGGCTACAAGTTACTTGACGCTTCTTGACTTCTAATGGCTCTCAACTCTAAGACCAACCTCCAGATCATTGACGCAATTTGCGAAGGGCCGATTGATGGATTTGCAGAGGAGCATAAAAGCGTCTTGCTTAATGAAACGGCTGTAAAGCGCAAACAGTTAGCTGAAAGAAAGAACAATCCGCCTTCTGTAGCCTATTCTTTAAAAAAAGGCACGGGCGGCCAAGGCAGCTTCAAACAAACGTATCTTCTAAGTGATGTTACGACGACTATAGAGCCAGTTAACGTACAGGTTGGCGCAAGCTATTCAGAGAAAGTCAGTGCCAACAACTTAGTCAGCAAACGGGACTATGGCGAAGGGAGCGTTGTCAGAGCCATCACTGATACTGAAGTTGATTTTGTTCAGCTTGTATTTACCGTGCCAAAGCTATTCTGTGTCGCCGCAGAAGGTTTGGCGCGAGGCCAGTTATTCTTTGCTCAAATCAAACTAGAAGTTGCGATACAGGGCAGAGACGGCAACTATCAGCTTAGAGATATTTTGGTACAGGGCCAAAACAACAACAACATAATCAAAGGAATTGCAACTTCTGAATACCAGTTCAAGACCGAGCCAATTAATTTGGCAAATAATAAAGGCAGAAAAAATCCTCCTTATAACATTAGAGTTAAAAAGCTAACCTTCGGCCCTGAGGTCGTCCAAGGCGACGGTCCCAAAGCCGAGGACGCTTTTGAAATATCTTTTGCGGATTTTGAAGACTTGCCCAGAAATACGCCAATTGCAAACAAGCGTGCAGACACTATCATTTGGAACAGCATTATTCTTGGCAAACGCACCAATGTAACGTACCCGCATACAGCACTTGTTTACTTAAGTGTTGATTCGGAGGAGTACAACACTCTTCCCGCTAGAGCGTATGACATAAGAGGATTAAAGGTTAAAATTCCTTCAAACGCTACGGTTGAAAGAACAAATGATCGGCGCGACGGGAGGCTTGTATTTGATGGCAAAGCCTTTGACGGGAGCTTGAAAACTGGTCGTGAATGGACAACATGCCCCATCTGTTGTTTTTATGATCTATTGACAAATACGAGATATGGAGCGGGTGATTTTATAACTCCTGATAATTTGAACTGGGTTGATTTAATTGAACTGGCTAAATATTGCAACGAAATTGTTGAAACGCCTGAGGGCAGCGAAGCACGTTTTGCGATTAATACCGTGCTTGGTTCGCAGGCAAGTGCCTATGAAGTCTTGCAGGACATGGCAAGTGTTTTTCGTGGGATGCTTTATTGGAAAGCTGATAACGTACAAATTGCTGCTGATCACGGAAACTTAGGAGGCAGCCCGCTTGCCGCAATTCATGTTTTTAGCAATTCAAACGTTGTCAATGGTGCTTTTGTTTATAACGGCTCATCTCTTAAGACTCGCAGCACAAGAGTTCGTGTTCGCTACAACGACCCAGACAATTTCTTTAAGCCTGATTTTGTCGTTATAGAAGACCAAGCTTTAATTGGAAGGTACGGCGTACAAGA